GGATAATAAAGAACCTTTAATGGTTGTGGATGGTGGCATTTATGTAACTGGGTCTCATTTAATACAATACAAGAATAACAGATATATTCGAGTCTCTGACCATCCAGATGCAAGAAAACAAACAAACGTCAAGAGCGATTGGTATGCTTGTTTAGTAACAGATACCCATCGAATTCAAATCGGAAATTATACATTCTGGGACTGGGAGGATTATTATTATCACTAATCAATATATGGACGGTAAAGGAGATGCTGTTTCTTATATTAATAAATTATACGATAATTTGTCGTTTTTTGAAATGCATTTTCAATCAATATTAATTATTTTGTTAGTTACTATTGTTGTGATATTTGTTTTATTTGCTTCTCGAATTAAATCCCAATCTAATTTATTAAAAAATAATTGGGAAGCAGAACGATGTAAACCCCACATTATTCCGTTTGCGGGAATAATTAATCAATCGGCTGGAAAAAAAATGATTGAATATACACTATCCAATTTCAATTATTGTGTTAGTAAAGCGCTTAGTATAAGCTTCCCAACTGCAACGGCATCTTACGATTTAGATGGAACTCTTGATTCTGTAATAAGTAGAGCCGATGGTGTTGAACTAACTGGGGTAGATGTAACCACTTTCTCAAGTATGATAGAGGAATTAAAACAATCCGCTACAGATGCAATGAATCGTGTGAAAAATAAAGTGGCTAACTCTGCTGTGCCTTTACAACAAACAATATACGCAATAAAAGATATGTTTGCTCGATTACAAGCCATTTTTCTGGCGGGTATTTATACCAGTTTAGGAAATAGTCTTATTTTAAAATCACTCATGTCCCAATTTTTAGAATCTATTTCTAAAATATTTTACCTTTTGATAGTAGTCATTTCGGCTCTATATATTATTCCCGGAACACAAGGGTTGGCTATTGCCACTACCGTAGTTACTATGCCTTTGTTAGTTGCGACTGCTTCAATCAATCTAACAATGGGACGCGCATATGGATTAAACCCCGCAAAATTGCCAACTATTCCTAAGTGTTTTGATAAAAATACCCTTTTAAAAATGGATAATGGCGAACACAAATTATTAAAAAATATTCAAATTGGAGATGTATTAGTTGATTCAAATATAGTAACATCGACTATTAAACTAGATTCCAAATTTGTGCGAATGTATAATGTAAATGGCGTCATTGTAAGCGAATTCCATAAAGTAAAATATGGAAATGATTGGGTGCCTATTTCAAAATATCCGCATAGAACACCCGTCGAAATGTATGCCGAACCATATATATATTGCTTGAACACAACTAACAAAATAATTAAAATAAATGGTTTAGAATTCTTAGATTGGGATGAAGTGTATCATTCTCATTTACTAAAAGTGCTAAATTACAAGAATGTGCAAACAAAACCAAACATCCATGCTTTGTTAGATGGTGGGTTCTGTGGAGATACGATGGTTAGATTGTATTCCAAACAACTAGTCTGCATTAAAGACATACAACCCGGCGATAAATTAATAAATGGGGCTGTAGTATATGGAACAGTCAAGATAAAGGGAGACAATGTATCCAATTTTGCAGAATATAGTTTAGGACAAAGAAATGTATTTAAAGGAGGGCCAAATTTGATTTTTTACGATTCGTATGGAAAATTGCATACTACTATGGATGTAGATGACATATTGAAAAACCCCGACCATTCAATATCCTATCTGAAAAAGCCAAATGTGTTATATCATCTACTCACAGATAAGGAAACATTTTATGTAGGAAATATTCAATTCAAAGACTACAATTCTCTAATTGATACAATCCTTTCAAATATTATCTGTTAAATATGTATAATGCATTGGTCAGAATTGTTAAAGATTAAAATAGGACCGTTTGAAATAAGAGGTGAATTACTTATTTTAATAGGTGTTATGTCGTGGATTTTGTTTGTTAGTTTGTGCGTTTCTTGTTTAAAATTTAATTTTAATGTAAGTCATGTATTTGGGGCCGCCAAAGGTATTATCGAAGGATTTACCGAAAGAGGTGGACCCATTACTCCTACTTCTCCTTCTATATATATTCCTCCATCTCCTTTATTGGCAAAAGATTTAAATATTTACCCTAGGTCAACCATTTCTCCCGCCGACAATTTAGCTGTATCTACTGCCAAAGGAAATTTGTTAGCAGAAACGGTGGAAGGAACACCTATTGGAGCCGAATATAAACTAACACCCGAATTCAAACCTTTGCAAATGCCCGCGGGAGAATTAGATATGTTAGCTTCAACTAAATTTAAACCAGAGTGTTGTCCAAGCACCTATTCAAGTGCGTCTGGATGTGCATGCCTCATTGATGAACAAAAAACGTTTTTACTACAACGCGGTGGTAACAATTTTCCCGTTTCAGAATATTAACTCATTTAAACTACTTAAAGATATTGTATATGGTTTATATGTGAGAAATCACAAGTTACCCGGTTAGCTCAGTCGGTAGAGCGCCAGCCTTTTAAGCTGGTGGTCGAGGGTTCAAGCCCCTCATTGGGTGTTTTTAATACAACAAATAAATACAAATACTTTTTTGTTGTGTTTAAGAAAAGATTGTATAACAAAAGAAAGAAGACATTTAAGAAACGAGTTGGAGGTAGCCCCCCTACAGGTTATAAAGCTTATAAATCTCATCCTCATTTTGATAAACGACATGTAACTGGTTCACAAAAAATGCCATCTGTTGTTGGTAAATCAGATGCAACTGTTTCACAAAAAATGCCATCAAACAAGGAACATATGTCGGGATTATACAGTTATATCGCGGATAATGATTTAGCTAAGAGTCTGGAAAATATGACAGTAGTGAACAAAAAAGAATAATTTATTGAATGCAATAAAAAATCTGACATACTATGTGGTGGACATTGGTATTGAAGGAAATGAACAATTTGCAAGAATTTTAAAAACAAAAATGATTCTAATGCAATATAAATAGTTTTTTTGTAATTGAATAATGTTCCAAGATGAACAATATTATCAATTGATAGCCACCAAATTTGTTTGTTGGGCATGTATAATTATTATTTTGATTGTTGTTATATGTATTCCAATATTTGCACTCGTTATATTTTAATTTTTAGAAGTTTGTTTCGCATTTAATACAATAATATACTGTTTTTACAGTTTCACCTATTTCAATCACATCACAATGCACGTCGTGATGGCAAAAATGAGCCAATCTCGCTTTAATTTCTTTCAACAATGTTTTAGTTTGAATTAATACATTGTTTTCCGTTGTAGAATCTTGTATATAATTTTGACACATTTGTTTCATTTCATGTAATCGTTTAATTTCATCATCTATGTTGAAATTAGACATCTTATACATTGTATTGCGAACTATTTATATTCTTTTATTTTGTACATTTGAAACTTGCTATGGTTGAGCTTGCTATGGTTGAGCTTGCTATGGTTGGAACTTGGCAAAAGAAGTATTTTAAATGTCTTTGGTTTGTTAGTTGTATACATATTATAAAATACCGGCAATAAGTGCCATGCCATAATGCCGAACCATTGATTCATAATATAATGTAGTATAATATGAACTAACCATTTAACTTATTTGTATTGGATTTTATATGTACATTGATTTGGCAAAATTATCCTCTTTATTGATTTTAATCAATTTATCTACTATTTGTTTGGTTACTTGAAATGGGAATGATACATCCATCGTCATTTCTGCATCAAATAAACTGCTACCTGGCCTCATCAGTCGATACAAATTCAGTTTAGTATAAATGATTTCTAAACACCTCTTTTGATTTCGAACTCCCGCTTCTTTTTCACAATAATGTTCAATAATGTAATGCAACACATCATTTGGTATGATAATGTCTCCTTCCGCAAATTTCACTTGTTCTTGTATTTTTGGCAACAAATACTGATTCGCAATAATAGTCTTTTCTTTTTTGTCATATCCCTTTGTTTGAATTCGATACATACGGTCCCGCAAAATGGGGCTAATCTTGGATTCATCATTGTAACTGAATATGAAAAGACACTTGCTTAAATCAAAATCAATCTCGGAAAAATACTTGTCGTGGAACTGACTGTTTTGAGATGTATCTGTCAAATGTGTTAGTATACCCACAATTTCTTCGCCCTTCGGGGTATCACTAATTTTATCTAACTCATCAAAATAAATAACGGGGTTCATGCTCTTGCTATCAATGAGGATTTGCACTATTTTACCCCAAGTGCTTCCCTCATATGTATATGAATGACCCTCTAAGAAGCTACTATCCGTTGCGCCACCTAGAGCAATGAATGCAAATGGTCGATTCAAAATCTTGCTGATTCCTTCCTTCACAAGCGAAGTCTTACCCGTGCCTGGGGGTCCCTTAATGGCAACCGCACAACCAATCGCATTTGGGTTTGTAATCAATTGACCTAACATCTGCATAATCTGCATCTTGGCATCATTCAGTCCATACACCGCGGAATCAAGTATTCGTTTTGCATTTTCCATAAATTGATTGCTAGACTCGACCCCATCTTGCATGGTTACTTGCAGATTATTGTATTTGCCAAAAGGAATCCGCATAAATGTATCCACCCAATATTTGATTTTGTAGTATTCACTGCAATACTCATCCATACTTCTCAGCAAATTTATTTTCTTCATGGCAATACTCTTGTGTAAGATTGGAATGGGAGACTCTAACAAACTGAGTCGATATGGCTTTTCAATGCAAATGAGTTTGTTAATTTCACGATACTCTTTAATCAATAATTTTTGGTCATCCACCGACATCTTTCTAAAGAATACTAATTCATGTGTTAGCTTTTTTACAGATAACATCTTCTTGAAAATTCGTTGATTCTTTTCTTTTTGCTTTACACTTTTCTTTTGTTGTTTTTTGGTAATTTGTTTAATTTTTTCCTTACACGCACTAATACATTCTTCCATCATTTTATCTGGTTTTCCCGTCTTAGAAGTGGATGCTTTTTGCAGTTCTATTAACTTATTTAACAATTCAGAATTCATATTATTTTCATTTGACACGGATTCAATAGAAGCTTCTTCCTCTGAATTAGAAGTGCATGTATCTTCATCCTCATCTTCATCACTACTAACAGAAACGTCTTCGTCTTCATCGGAGGATTGTTCTTCTGTCTCATAGTCACTATCATCATCTTCCCAATCATCATCATCATCGTCGATGCTATGTTCATCTACTGTTAAAAAGATATTCAAATTAGGGCTGGACTTTGTCTTTTCTTTGTTTTTCTTTTTTTCAACAATTTTGTTTTCTTCTTCGCATTCTTCCTCTTCGGTGGATGCATCTTCTTCTGACGATTCTTTTTCTTTCTCTTTTTCTTGCTTTTTAAGTGCCTTCTTTTTATCATTGATGTATTTAGACGGAAACATCTTGGACAAAAATTTGGCATACTTCAATTTATCTGCTTCTTTATTTGTGGGAGACTTTGGCTTTGAAGTTTGTATCTCTTCGTCTTCACTTTCAGAAGAAGATGACGACGATGACTCAGAAGATGAATCTGGTTTAGTTACAACTCGACGATTAGTACGTTTGGGATTTGATTGGGCTGGCATATTTGATTTATTACTCTACTTTGTATTCTTAATTTTAAATAATAACAAATATTATTTTAATTGAAATAAAAAGCCAAATAAAATTGATTTAAAACTATCTAAATATTATAAACGCATTAATATAAGACAAAATGATTGGAAAACAACGTTGCTCTAAAATTATTGGTATTCAATTTAGCATTTTGTCTCCAGAGGAGATTCGACGCGGGTCGGTTGCTGAAATTACAAGTCGGGAAACATATACAAACAATAAGCCAGTGATTGGAGGATTATTTGACCCGAGAATGGGAGTTCTTGAATCAAATCTAATTTGTCCTACGGATGGATTGGATTACATCAAAACTCCCGGTTATTTTGGTCACATTGAATTAGCCCGACCCGTCTATTACATCCAGTATTTGTCCACCATTTTGAAGATCCTCAAATGTGTCTGCTTCAAATGCAGTAAATTGAAAATCAGCAAGAAAAAGTACAGTCAAGCCCTCAAGATGTTACCAGATGCCCGATGGAAATATGTGTTCTCTATTGCGAACAAAATCTCTCGTTGCGGAGAAGATATTGAAGACGGTTGCGGATGTTTGCAACCCGCCAAAATCAAAAAAGAAGGATTGGCCACCATTTACGCCGAATGGGCTCGTCAAGATGAAGATGGAGAAGGCAAAGAAGAAGGCGCCGCCAATTCTGGCAACATGGTCATTAAACTTTCCACTGAAATGGTTCTCAAAATTCTAAAGAGAATTTCAGATGAAGATGTTTATTTCATGGGATTCAATCCCATTTGGTCTAGACCAGATTGGATGATTTGTCAAGTCATGGCCGTTCCACCTCCCGCAGTTCGCCCATCTGTCAAACATGATGCTCAGCAAAGAAGTGAAGATGACTTAAGTCATATTTTGGTCAACATTTTGAAGACCAATCACACTCTTCTGGAAAAAATGAAGGTGGATAATGCAAATGATCCCGTTTCTCATGGTTCTTCTATTGATGATTGGACTATGATGTTGCAATACTATGTGGCGGCCCAAGTGGATAACAAAATCCCGGGCGTTCCAACAGTTGCACAACGTTCTGGTCGTCCATTAAAAACAATCAAAGACAGATTGAATGGAAAAGGCGGTCGTATGAGAGGCAATCTAATGGCCAAACGTGTGGATTTTAGTGCTCGTTCCGTTATTACGGCAGACCCAAACATCTCCATTCGTGAATTAGGTATTCCCATGAAAATTGCGAAAAACATTACCAAACCAGAAGTAGTCAATGACCGCAACAGAGCTTTCCTAACACAATTAGTTCGAAATGGAGATGTATATCCGGGCGCCAAGATTTTGGAACGCAAATCGGGTATCAATATTACATTGAGATACATGGACCGAGAATCAATTGTTCTTGAAAATGGCGACATTGTTCATCGTCACATGATGAATGGAGATATTGTATTATTTAACAGACAACCGACTTTACACAGAATGTCCATGATGGCCCATGTAGCAAGAATTATGAAACAAGGCGACACATTCCGCATGAATGTTGCAGACACCAAACCGTACAATGCTGATCAATAAGTTGTGACCATATAGTCACAATAGCCGTTAAGGTCAGCAACATGGGGCGTTAAAAACGTGTTACCCCATAGTATCCACCTTTAAAAGGTGGAGCCAATTAATTCAATATTTGGCTCTACCTTTACAAAGGTAGATGCAACGCGCCCAAATTGCGGGGAGTCCCTAAAGACGAGACTATCTAATAAATAGTTGAACCACTACCAAGTTTGTGCTGGAAACTCACAAATGGCCGAGATAGACCTCGGGTATGGTAAAAATGTGGCGTATATATGGGTAATCCGCAGCCAAGTTCCTAACCTCGTTATGGTAAGAGTATGGAAAAGGTTCAGAGAGTAGATGAGTGCGGGTCTTAAATGATAGCTTAACCGGCTTGATAAGGCTCAAGGTGTATTCCGACCGTTTGGGAAACCTTACGGAGTATCGTTTGACGGCGATGAAATGAATTTGCATATGCCACAAGATGTGGAGTCAGAATCGGAATTGAGAAATTTAGCGGCCGTTCCTTACCAGATTATCAGCCCAAGTAGCAATTCCCCAATTATCGGTATTTATCAAGATTCCATGCTTGGTTCATACCAGTTTACCAGAGAAAATGTGACATTTACCAAAAAACAAGCAATGAATCTGTTGATGATGTTTGATAAAGTAAATGTGGATACATTCGAGAAGGATACGATTACCAGTTTTGATATCCTCTCACAAATTATGCCCCCATTATCACTACGTATTAAGAATAAAGAATTTGATAGCGAAAAAGAACAGATGAAAAATTCGAACAATGTGATTGAAGTAGTCAATGGTAAGTATGTTCGAGGACAAATGGACAAATCAATTTTAGGTGCGGGAACAAAGGGAATTATTCATCGTGCAAACAATGATTTTGGAAACAAAACAGCTTCCCAGTTTATTGATGATTTGCAGAACATTGTGACAGAATACATGAAAGTCTCTGGTTTCAGTGTTGGTATCAGTGATTTGATTTCCACTGCCGAAACAACGAATGCCATCTCTGAAATTATTTTGAAGAAGAAGATTGAAATTAAAAATATTATCGACCAGACCCAGATTGGTTCATTTATAAACAACAGTGGAAAAACAAATGAAGAAGAATTTGAGACACAAGTGAATAACATATTGAACGAAGCATCATCTGAAGCGGGTAATTCTGGATTGAAGAATTTGGGAAAGAACAATCGATTTGTGGTCATGGTTAACTCGGGGTCAAAAGGCAGCAAACTCAATATTGCCCAGATGATTTCGTGTCTTGGACAACAAAATGTGGATGGACGTCGTATTCCGTATGGGTTTGAAAATAGAACACTTCCGCATTTCACCAAATATAATGATTCCATGGAAGCACGTGGATTTGTTGAAAATTCATATATTAAAGGTCTAAGTCCTCAAGAGCTGTTCTTTCACGCCATGGCCGGTCGGGTTGGTCTAATTGATACAGCCGTCAAGACATCAACTACTGGTTATATTCAAAGAAAGTTAATCAAAGGTTTGGAAGATTTGATGGTGAATTATGACATGACGATTCGAACTAACAAAGGCAAGATTGTCCAGTTCTCTTATGGCGAAGATTCCATTGATACCGTGAAAGTGGAAAATCAAGATTTCCCTATTGCATCCATGACCATTGTAGATATTTATGCCCACTTTAGCATTCCAGATGAACAACTCAAACCGAAAGCATTGTCAGCGGTGTTTTTGAAATCAGTTGCGACTCAAACAAAACGAGAAATGTCCGAATACAGAACGAGCATTGAAGAAATCATTGAATTAGTTCGGTCTCAGCAGAAGCTGATTGTGCAAAATGTATTCAAGTATAAAGATGAAAGAGTTGTGCGATTACCAGTTGCATTTCAGTTTATTATTGACAATGTGGCTGGACAACAACGACTCAATTCCCAATCCTATGTAGATATGACTCCATTGGAAGCATTGAATATCATTAAGTTTGGGTATGAAGAATTGACCAAAATATATTATGCTCCCCCAACCATGTTATTCAAAGTGCTTTACTTCTACTACATGTCTCCCGTAAAACTATTATATGTTAGACGATTCAATAAGGTGGCATTAAGTATACTGATTGAAACTATTATCCTCATGTATAAACGGTCGATTGTGACTCCCGGAGAAGTTGTTGGTTTAGTGGCGGCACAATCTATTGGTGAGGTCAGCACACAAATGACTCTGAACACATTCCATTTTGCGGGTGTTGCATCCAAATCCAATGTCACTCGTGGTGTTCCGAGAATTGATGAAATCTTGTCTATATCCTCTGAACCCAAAAATCCTTCGTTAACGGTATACTTGAAACCAGAAGATGAAACGAACAAGGAGACTGCTTACTCGACTATGTATCGTTTGGAACATACTAAATTGAGCGACATTGTATCTGATTGTGAAATATATTTTGACCCGGACGCCATGAATACTCTTATTGAAGCGGACAATGTGTTGATGCAACAATTCTATGAGTTTGAACAGTTGATTCAATCATGTGCGGATATTGTGGAAGAAGATAAAGAACAATCCAAGTGGGTTATGAGAATCAGCTTTGATGCCGAGCAAATGCTTCAAAGAAACATTACAATGGACGATGTTAACTTTGCCATCAACGGGTCTTACCAAAATGAAGTATCTTGCGTTTATTCAGATTACAATGCGGACAATCTGGTGTTCAGAATTCGAATGAAAAATGTGATTTCAAGCTCAAAAGGAATCAAAAAAATCAAGATTAATCCATTGGACCAACAAGACCAAATACATATGTTGAGAGGGTTTCAAGAAAAGTTGTTGAATAGTGTCGTTCTAAGAGGCATTCAAGACATCAACAAAGTCATTCTCCGAAAAGTGAAAAACAATGTGGTTGAATCGGCGGGTTCATACAAACGTCAAGACATTTGGGTTCTAGATACAATTGGAACTAACATGTTGGATGTGCTTGGCTTGGATTACATTGATGCATCTCGCACCTTCAGCAATGATATTATTGAAGTATACAATGTGCTAGGGATTGAGGCAGCAAGACAAACTATTTATAATGAAATTGTGGATGCCATTGAGTTTGATGATGCATATGTGAATCACCATCATTTCAGCATATTGTGCGACCGTATGGCATTCAGTCACAAATTAATATCTATCTTTAGACATGGAATAAACAATGACAATATTGGTCCTATTGCAAAAGCATCGTTTGAAGAAACACCCGAAATGTTTATGAAGGCTGCCAAACATGGTGAATTGGATACAATGAGAGGAGTTTCGGCGAATGTGATGTGTGGTCAAGAAGGGTTCTATGGAACAAGTGCATTCCAAGTGATTCTGGATATGGACGAAATGATTAAATTAAATAGCGTTGCGGTACCTCCAAAGGAAACCGTGGATGACATTCATACTCTATTGTCTGAAACAATCAAAGACAATTGTAGTTTGGAAAATATACATACACCTCAGCATGTGAAATTATATGAAGGAGCCAAAGTAAAGGATGATGAATACAATCCATTCATGTAAGATGAATACAATCCATTCATGTAAGATGAATCATGTAAATATAATTTAAATACAAAAGCTAATTTAAAAATAATATGGAAAATCTCTTTTTTTATTTGTTTAAAAAAATAACAGATGAAAACGCGTATTGGAGATATTATTTTGACTTTATAAGCAAAAAAAATAAATTTGATATAATAAATAGCAATATAAGTAATGAAAATCAATTGCTTAGTATATTTTGTGATGTTCAAAAAATATATCATGGGTTTGCCAGAGTGGCTCATCTTTTTCGTCAAAAAAAAGCCGTTACACAAAATACAACCGATTTGGGCTTAAACCCCATTTCATTATCCACTCGAATTGCCCATACATTTTTTCAAGGAAATTCTAAATTCTGCATGACAATTCCCGAAATTATACAAACAGTAAACTCTGCTTTATCCTATGTAGATGGATTTTTTATTTTACAAAATAGTGTTCCGAAGAACCCCTACACAAATGTTACACTAACAAAATCTATTTTATACAACATGTATTTTGCCGTGAAAAGTAGCGACTTTAAAATGTCGGCCTTATTTCATGCTTTTTTTATGCATCATTTTGATTTAACTGAATTCAATGAAGCTAACAATGTACAATTAATAGATTACGCAATATCTAAATACGCATATCAAACACATTTCAACATTTTATATCCAGAAGTAAGGGTTATGATAAATTGCCATGCCATGATGCAAAAATTATATATAGACCCTCTATTTCCAAAAGATGTATTGGTTAATACAATGCGCCCTTTTTTGCATTTAACTTTGCGGTTAGAATACGCGGTTATGTGTAATCATGAATGGAAAAAGGCTCATACAATATGGAGTAATTCACTTGATGTATTTTATACATATAATCCAAAATTTGGAAGAAGATACATTCGATACAAAAACCAAAAGCAAACCACTTCATTCGATACGAGTTGTTTAGTTGACATTAAGAAGAAGCCTCCTACGTTGGTAATGTCTTTTTAGTTCGCGGTTTATGCACATTTTCTACTTGTTTAGGATTTTTGTTTCTTTTTGTTTTGGCCTTCATTCGAGCAACTGGTTCGGCATTTAAATCGGGAACAACCATTTCTTCGTGAACATTAATTGCAATAGGTTGTGCTTCTTGCTCTTGGTCTTGGTCTTCTTCCACATTTTCTATTTCTGGAGTGTCTCTTCTTCTTTCTCTTGGTTGTTTCTTAAGATACTTTGTTGTTAGTATTGGTTTAAATGATTCAATGTAAGCTTCAATTGAAACGGGGTCGGATATACTTGATAAAATGTCATCTTTACATGAATCTTTCAAATCTTCTTCAATAGACATAGTTGAATGTCCTTCAAATTCAATGTATCCATAGGATGGAGGCATTTCTGTTTTTATTGCTGAACTAACAATAAATACATACTTTTGTGAAAAAGGGTCATCTAGGTCCACATACAAGGCAAACTCTTTTGCATTATATCCCGTTTCTAACAATGGTTTATGTGAAACTAACATCGATGGAATTTGATAATGGTCTAACAATAACCATAAATCCATATTTGTTAGGTAATATCCTTCCGTAAAAAGCATATGTTCTACTAACAATGAGCCCGACTTGACATAACTTCCAAATGTTTTCTTGCCTTGCTGAATCAATATATCCGCTATTTTGATTTTATATCTATCAATGTAATTTCTATACAGTTCTACTAATTTTTCTCTGATGTCATTGGAAGATAATTCCGCTTTACCAGTTTGCCTTATTATATCTTTTGCAAATTGAAAAGTTGCATTAGCTAATGCGGGATAAACTATTTGGATACTTTTGGACGGGAAACAATTTCTGAGTGAAACGTATTTAAGAGGAGCTAATCTATCTGCAACTACTTCGATTTCATCATCATGATATATTTGTTTCACTTGGTCTACTGTTAGTTCAATTTGTTTTCGTTTATTAATTGGATTAGTTGTGTCATATGCATTCATTAAATTAAACGTTTGTTTACTGGGGACAAGGTTTTCAAAATATTGCTGGGTAATAAGAGACCCCAATATAATAATTTCATTGTATCTTAAATTGTATCCAAGTGTTTCAAACATTAAATAATTTTTGCGTTGGAATATAAATGTTTTAATTCGATTGTATCGAATCATTTCATCGGCCATACGCAGATAATACAATTCTTTGTTATCTGTATCGGGTGAAAGTAAATTCATTCTCGGTATATTGAGTCCACAATTGCCCTTAGAATAAAAGCATGCTGGATTAGAATCACATTTATTTGCCTCATTCACAGATAAACATGAAGCCACCAAATCATTTCCATCAATTTCTACTTCATCAATAAATCGAATTCTATCTTTTGTTAGTATCTTCAATAATTCAACCACCTTTTCAAGTTTATCTGAATACAGAGTAGACATTTCACTCTTCCCCGTTATTTCTTGAATTAATTGTTTTTGAATTGGCAAATTAGAATAATCATTTAATAATATCCTAACTGCGCTTCGAAAAGCAGAATAAAAATTATTTTCCAATTTAATTTGTTTGCTATAATTAATTCGTTCTACATCATATTCATTTGTAGGAACGGCAATTGAATTGTCTGCTAACAAATAATCATTGTTTTCAATTTGTGGCAAAGAATCTTGATTTTGATTAGGAACTCTATCCGAAATAGGTATAAATTGGTTTGTATTTGTCATGAATCCCACAATCACCTCATCCTCCACCACTTTGCAAAAAGGGTCATCATGTGAACATTTTTGAGATTCCTCTTCTACTCGGCGAGTCTTCTTTGTTTTATACCATTTATTCAAAAATTTCAATGTATTTGCATATGTATGCCATATATCGTCGTTTGTATATACAAAATCTTTTTTCAAATTGGTATTTAAAGCCGTTGGATAACATGGAATAAATCCCGTTGTTCCTTTTGGGTCAGTTGCTAACAAACCAACTACCTTTCCACGCAAATTGCGTACTTGATATTCTATTTTATATCTTCTTGTATTGATTGTTTTGATTAAATCTTCTAACAAATCGGGTGTCTTGTATTGGTATTTTTTTAGCTTACTTGGACTACAATGTTCACGTATAAGTGGCTTAACTACTTGCGTAATCACTGCATGCATTGCTGGAGAACGATACCGGTCATACTCACTAAATGTCTTTTGAACATTAATTCGAGTTTCAATGTCTTTATATTCATATACGGGTTCAAATATATCTTCTCTTGACAATAATATTAAACTTCTTCGTCTAGAATCATATACCTCCTTGGAATAATGATTTGTGGGACATACAAATTCAACATTAGTGGTTGCATCCGTATCTGGTATATTTAGTATAACTAGATTCAACCCTTCTGGAAATAACATTGGATTTGGTTTGCATATTAAATCCCACAAATACGTATAATCCACATGGGATTTTTCATCTCTCAAAAAATCACAAAATAATTCATATGCATTCAATACATTCATGAAAAAATGT